CATTTTTTCCAGTCTCTCATGTTCTATTCCCCTTTCTGATCTCTAATTTTTTGATATCATCATACATATGTGTAACCATGCCATTGCCGCCGAGCTTATGATATGCCTCATACATGTTGTTTTGGGTGTTGACAGTTCCGCAAGGTATTTCTGGGCGGCAGATTTCAAGGACGCGGCATCTGTATAATTGGAATCCTCCCAGATCGCCGCAATAACGGCGTCAGAGTACTGGTTGTTGTCCAGGTACTCAACGCCGCCATTTGCCTCCGCTATCGTCATCCCGTCTTTCCCTACCGGATAAAGCCGGGTAACAAAATCGTGCGTGTCCGTTTTTACTTCCAGGCTTTTCAGGTTAAACCCTTTCATGAATCGGACAGCATTTCCCGTTCTTCCCATCCTGCTGTACAGATACACTGTTTTTTCTTTTGCAGACAGACGCATCTCCACCCAAAAAATCTCCGCGATCTTTTCCAGGGCTTTCAGGCTGTCCGTGTTGCTTTCCGAAATGTTTCTCACGTCCGTGTCCCCGGCTGATACATTTTCATATCTCCAGCCCGTCCCTGCAAGGGCGGCGCTTACGCACCGGGTAAGCGTGGAGCCGCTTGCCGTGAAATCCTGAAACGGCCTTCCGGACAGGCCGGATGTGTCCTGTGTGGCTACCACCGATCCAAAATAACCTTTGACGGGTACTTCTTTGACACGATAGTATTCATCCCCGTATTCGATGATATCCTCACAGGATATCCGCCCGTCCTCCAAGGGATATGAAAAACTGAGCTGTTTTTTTTCGATGAAGCCGTCTATTTTTTCCTCAACCTTGAAATCTTTGCGGCGGAGGGCGCAGCGAAGGAACTGCTGTTTCTGGTTATATATCTTCATTTTTCCCTCCCGATTCTATAGATAAACTGGAACATACGTGAAACCCACGTTATAAACGCTTGGTGTTTTATATACTTCAGGCTTATATGATGTGATCTTTATTTTGATCTTTTGCCCTGGCACCCCCCATATCAAAGGTGCAGGCATATTCCATATTTCTGCGCAAGGTTCTATTGCGTAATCAGCAAGTTCTTTGTTGGTTACAAAATCAACCTTTCCGGACATTCCCCTGACAGTCACATCAGAATATCCGCCGCCATTAGTATATTCATCCGGCTCCGGTAAAGAAAGCCCATACGCCTTTAACACGGCTATTGTCACCTCAATGGCATTGTCCTGTGTGATGATCCACCCCACTTCTTTTTCCGTATATGGCTTCTGCCCTTCCTTCTGTGAACGCTCCTCCTCGTCGTTCAAGAGCACCATCATCAGGTATCGCAAAGTTTTGGCAGATTCCTTTTTGTCTGTCAGCCTGTCAATCACTTCTTCCAGAGAGCAGCCATAATGATCCTGCACTTCATCCACTACATTTAGGGTAAAGAGAAGGCGCTGCTCCTCCCCGTCCAGCACGACTGGTACGCCCTTTGGGTTTAAATCACTCATGTCTTCACTCCTTGCTTAAAGGCATAGCTTTCGTATTTGTAATGTTTGCTTTTTTATCTACCCAGGCAAGCGCCTCTGCCTCTGTTGCAAACTCCGCCTGCTCCTTCCAGGTGCCGTCATCCGCCGGGAATACAGTCCCCTCGATGGTCGGCGTCTGGAAGTTCACAGTCTCTCCCCTGGTATCCGTCTCATCATTCGGCTCTGAGAACTGTACCTTCTTCAGCCATTTGGCAAGGTACAGCAATTTATTGTTCCTCTTGACCGCCCCATAAAAGCCGACTCCAAGGTAAGGCGCTACGTCATTCGCGGATGCCACCACGCTCTCCGGAGCAGCATTTTCCCCGGTCCCCGCTGCCGTGAAGGTATGCCCCAGCATATCCGCATACACCTTCTGCGTCAGGTCGTCCACGTTCAGAGAGATCGTGCCGTCCTTAAAGGACTTGTCCGATTCTGCCGCGCCGTCATCCGCATACAGCTTTACGTCATTGCTGTTTGAGTTTACCGTTGCCTTGATTGCTTTCGCTACTACATACCCCGCATTATAAGTACCGTCTTCCTTCAGCGGGACCGCCACAATGTGTTTCAATCCGATCTTTGCCATTTTCTAAATCCTCCATATCTTCTATGATGTTGCATGAAATCACTACATGCGCGGTTTCTGTTTCCTTTTCGTACAGGGTGCGGACTGCGCCCACGCCAAAGCCTGCATCCAGCAGCAATGTACGTACCTGACGCTTCATGCCCCTGTAATCGCTTTTCTCCGGGGTGAATATATGTACCTGCCACCAGATGGATATCCCGCCCGGTCGGTCACCCCTTCAGGGGTAGGAATAGAAATCACATCCTTTCCGAACCTGTACCCCGATTTAGGGGAACGGTTCATCAATTTTATGATTCGTGAAATTCACGAATTGCCGGAGCAGGGGGACAATTTTTCCTGTCGATGAGTTGTGATCCTGAAATTGATGAGTGCAATGGTTCGTACTGAGTAGCGATTCGTTATTGAGTTTTCACTCTGCGTACTTATTCCGGGTACTTAGCTTCGGGACGGGGTAACGATTCGTTACTCCGTCCAGGGGGTGCCCGATCTGGACACCACTTCAAGGTATCTCTGATCTGGAGACCCCTGCCAGAGCTGGACGACAATTTATCGTTGAGTTGCCGCCCTGGGTACCGTTTCGGTACTCCAGCTTCGGGATGGGGGAGCAATTTGCAACCCGATCGGGAGCGAGACCCTATACTTTTTTCCGAGATTGGAAGAAAGTGAGGTTCAGGGTTCGTTGGGGTTAGTCTGGCCGTGAGCTGTTAGTCTTTTTTGACTAATAGCTTGTAGCAATTTGCGACGCCATTTAAGGCGTGTGACATTTTTGACCTGCCCTTGTTGCCGATCGGGAGCGGCACCCCCTAAGAGCACAGACTGAATTGTGTTCAGAATGTTCAGACCTACAGCGGGGAGCAATTTAAAGTTTATTCCCAGATCAGCTTTTGTGGGATCAGTATCAACGAGGCCATCGGGATGCTTCAAGGCATCATTGTGGTAGCTGGAATGTCAGGAACACATGAAAAGCAAAAAAGCAAAAAAAGCAAATGCTTTTTCGGAAAATCAAAAGAAAGCTGTAATGGCAATAAAAGACCGCCAGCGTGGTAACTGGCGGAGATTTGAGAACAATTTATTTATCTTTTGCGATAGAAAGTCGATAGGTAACAGGATTCTCTTTCAGAAGGCGGATTTATCACATTCCGAACAAATCCGCATGAGTGCCAGTCCGGTCTAGTCTCAGCTCGTCGTCAGTTTGTTTGTATATCAATAGCCAGTCTGGTTCTATGTGGCACTCTCTGTACCCATAGTAATTGCCGCTCAAAGTATGGTCTCGGTTCTTTAGTGGCAGGGGTGCAGGAATACGGAGAGTGTCAATCGCCTGCTGCAATAATGGCATTTTGTAACCACGTTTTACACAGGTTTTGAAATCTTTTTTGAATCTGGTAGAGTATCGGACATTAAGCATAATCATCCCTCCATCAGTTCAGCAAATAGATTTTCGGTACTACCAGTAAATACTGTACCGCCGCCGTTCTCAAGTTCCTCTATTGATGCTATAGTTTCGGCGTTTGGTATTTCTTCCGGAATCGCTGCCCCCTGAAGATATGAGATAATATAAATCAGTTTGTTTTCGGGAATTTGGTCAATAAGATTTTTTGCAAATTCGCGGTTGCTCATAGTAACACTTCCTTTCTTGGTTATTGTAAGCGGTTTCCTGGTGGCTATTCAGATTCACGAGCCATTCGCTCATCAATAGCTTTTTTAATGTATCCGTTGACTTTTTCTCCGGCGGCTGTTGCGGCTGCTTTGATCTCCTCATACTTTTCTTTCTGGACATCCAGAGGGATACGCTTGAGATTTTCCTTAGCATATTTATACATGCTTTCTTTACGTTGTTCTGTTAGAGCCATGTATTCACCTTCTTTCATGGTAAGTGGGGAGCCTAAAAATAGAGACACCTTTTCTATTATGGTTTAAATATAACACAAATGCAAAGATATGTACATATACAAAATAGACGAAAAGATATGTACATATTTGTATATAATGCCAATAGACGGATATGTACATATCCAGAATAATAAAGACAGTTAAAGAAGAACAGACAGACGGACAACAAAGAGCGTCGATAAACCCGGAACGGATACAGAGAAAGCCGCACAAGCTGCAATCCTCCGCAAAGCCCCCGGTGCTGATCTTCCAGACAAAACAAAATAAAACCGAACATCCCGAAAAGATGTGAAGCTGAAAGCCATATACCTGTGAGGGGGCGGAGGACGAACAATAACCAGGAAGATGATTCAGTCGGTTGATGAGAGGAGAACAAAGCATGAAGTACAATCTTAGAAAAATCATGTTAAGAGCATGCACAAGGATGGCAGAAGCCGGCATTGATCCAAAAGTGTTACAGGCCATTATGGGACACTCAAATATCAGCGTGACGATGGATATTTACAACCACACAGATGCGGTCAGGTTAAAGAATGAAATGCAGAAAGCGGACGGAATTATAAAATACGGTTGAAAGAACAGACCACTACCTTATAGCGGCGGTGGTCTTTTTTGGGCTCGCTGTGTACTGATTTTTGTACTTTTTCAATAACACAGGATAAAACAAGACAAAATATAAGGCTCATCAAAAAGAGGGAAAATCCACAAATTTACGCCTTTTTGGCAGGTAATAAAACAAGATAAAATGCATCTGCCACAAACAAGAGGTGAGTGCTAATAATTTGTGAAGAATGTGTGAAAAATATGTTTTGCTGTGGATGAGGTGATGGTTTGGGAATTTCTTACTTTCTTACAGGAGGCCGAAATGACTGGCCTTACAAAGCGATATATTAATGCGATGTGTGCGAATGGCGAGATGCCCGGAGCTTATAAGAAGGGCTATCGCTGGATGATCCCGGCAGATCGATAAGAACAAAGAGGTTGGAGTCAAAGAGCTGCATTTCAAGGATGTAACGATCATTGAGGCCGTGGTTTAAACCAGACTGAAAAACCGCCAGCGTGATGTCTGGCGGTATATCAGGAATCTCTTTTTGCTGCAAATTTGTTTTATTCTTCCAAAGAAGCGCCGTCACACAGCTTCTGCATTTCTTCTTTTGTGACTTCATGGATCTGAATCATGTTGCCGTCCGCATCCCTTTCTACTTCAAGATAAACGCAGTGATCTTCCGAAACCGTGTCACAGGTATAAATGCCGTGGCCTTTATCATAAATAGCAGAAATATCTTTGCCGTGGTACGTCCAGCAATTTGTCTCTGCATCGGAACAGATGCCGAAGTCTTCATAGTGAGAAGGTACGCTGCAGCCACTACCGCTTTCCGGGGCAGAAGATCCGGTGGCGTAGCAGTCCTGCCGATGGGATTCCCTGTTTTGATGGTGGGATCCGTGGGAGTGGTGGCCCGTCTGGCTGCTCTGCGTGTCCTGAGGAACTGAAAAATGATGGAAATGGGAATCTGTGCAGGTAGTGGTCGCCACAGAGATTTCTTCGGTAGTCTCCGGGTATTCGACATTCTGGGCACCTGTGTCCGGATTCAGCATGTTTTCGACATCGTTCACCTGGAGCGAGGCAATCTCCCATGAAGAGTCCCGGACAACGACTACGCCAAGCTCGCCGCCTTCGTCTGAAAATCTGGTATAGGTTTGCGGGGCGTATTCATCTTTAAAATATCCCACGGTTTTGCCGTCATACATCAGGTAACCGGAAGCTTCGTCGTAAGACAGGCCGAAAGCTTCATATTCAGGAAAACGTTCACTTTTTGAGACAGAATAGGCGATTCTATGGGCGGGCAGACTGGTATCTTCGATTGCGGGGCCGCTGATTCCCACAGCGTTTGTGTTTTCTGAAAGCGTACTTTCCGTTTCTGTACGGAGGGCTCCGCTGTTTTCGTTAGATGCTGCGTCCGCTTTTCCGGCAGAAGTATTCACGGAGGTGGAGCATGATGTGACAAACATTACGGCGATGGCTGCCACAAGGAAAACAGCCAGAGTACGGGAGATAATGGTTATTTTACGAAATTTCATAATTGCTCGAATCCTTTCTTCAATAGCGTTTTTGGAAAAACCGCTGCAAAACGGGGCAAGTCCGCTTTTTGTTTCTTCCATGCAGATCAGCGTCATGGCGTAGTCAGAGTTTGTGCTTTCACCGAATCTGCACAGGACGGTCTCATCGCAGGACAGCTCGATATCCCTGTTAAAAAGCAGGTACATGATCCATACGAGAGGGTTAAACCAGTGGATGCACAGGGCGATGGCAATCAGCAGCTTTGTAAATGTGTCAAAACGCCGAATGTGGGTATACTCATGTTCTAAAACATACGAAAGACTGCGGGTATCGGACCAGTCCGTTATCTTCGGCATCAGAATGACCGGATGCAGGATGCCGTAGGATAACGGAGAGGATATCATGTCTGACTGACGGACAGACAGCCTTCGTCTCAGAGGATGCACGGCATACCAGCCGGTAAGAAATGGCTGGCAGACAGGCAGCGACATCTGAAATCTCCGGAAGCATCGGATATAGGAAAAAAGAAAATATCCAAGGCACAGGGAAAAGCCGGTAAACCAGAGGAGTGTCCATAGGGCCAGCGGCAGCGGTGCGTTTTCCAACAGGCCGGATAACGTGTCATCTGATTTCTGTATTGGCTTCCGGGAGGGAACGCTTGCGGTATCAGAAGATTCCTGTGAAGACCGCCGGAAAGTATCTGAGGCATCAGAAAGCGCCTGCGAAGAACTTCGAGAAGCATCTGAGATACCAGAAGGTTTCTGTGAAGCACTTCGGGAAATATCTGAAGCATCTGAGGTATCGGAAAGCTCCTGTGAAGCATCTGCTGTATCGGTGAGCACCGGGAGAACAGTTCCCGGCAGGAGGCTTATCAACTCCCTGGGCATATAATTTGCCGCCAGCGTATATACGCTGAAAGAGGAGGAGAAGGAAAACGGAACCAGCAGCCGGAGCAGCACAAGCATCCAGAGGGCCAGAAAGGTTTTCTTGGGAAGCCTGTGGATCAGCAGCGCCCGCACGAAAACAACGGCGAGGATCAGCACCGCTCCGGAAAAACTCATCTGCCATAAAGTCATAGCGATCACCTCATTCCAGCTCTCCGACGATCTGCTTCAACTGCTCGATCTGCTTAGAAGAAAGCTTTTTCCTTCCAAGCAGAGCCGCAAACAATTTATCGGCGGAGCCATCATAAATCTTGTTGATCAGTTCATTGGTTTCTATTTCCTGGATCCGTTCCTTCGGAATCAGGGCATGACACATAAAATTCGGCTCGGAACGTTCAATCGCACCTTTTTCTATGCATCGCTTGATCAGGGTGTAGGTCGTGTTTTTATTCCATCCTACTTCGTTTTTCAAAATCTCGGAAATGTGTTTTGCCGTGGAATCTCCCTCGCGCCACAGGACATCCATCACTTTGATTTCAGAATCAAACAGTTTTATGTCCATAGACTTGCTCCTTTCTGGACTACTGTAGTAGTTTACGACTATATACTACTACAGTAGTTTCCTGATGTCAAGAAGTATAAATTATTTTTGTGAGCACCGAACGAAGTGTCAGTTACAGTTCGGTCCCTGGCTGAACTGTAACAAGTGTCAAATACTCCGCAGTAAGCTGCGGGGCATCAAATTTGCAGCTTATTGCGTGATATCTGATTTTCTGTAAAAAGCTTCCAGAGTCCTTCCTACAAATTCGCTGGCTCCTTCCCCGAAAATCCTGTCCTGCGCGTTCCGAATATCCGGGTTCGTCAGATAAGAATCCGCCATGTCAAGCATCATATTTGACATATCTTTGATCTGGAAAAGCTGCCGGGAAACAAAATCATATTCCCCTACGATTTCCTTTACCTCAAAGGAGTGGACATCGCAGCCTTTCTTTGCGGCAAGCTTTTTCATGACGGTCTCCATGCGGTTCTGATACGCGGAAAAAACCTTCTGGTTAAAGGGATGCTTCATGGCATCCATCGCCTCATCTTTACTTCCGTACCACTCCACAATCTTCTGGAAATTTTTCTGCGCCTGCTCGCTCGACGCGGACTGAAGGAACTGTTTCCGGTATTCCTCCATGCTTCCGAATTTTTCAATGATACGGGCTTTATAGTCCTCGGTCATCTTGTCTGTCATTCCCTGGTACATTTCCTCCAGTTCGTTTTTGCCAAATACTTCAAAGTCCATTTTATTTTCTCCTTTCAGAATGTCATCAATGCTGGCGATCAGGCGCTCCAGACGCTCCTTTTTTCTTACCAGCATGTTTCTTTGCATCTGTAAAATCTGGCTTTGGTCAAGAGCCGGGCTGTCCAGGATGGCACGGATCTCCTTCAAAGGCATATCAAACTCCCGGAAAAACAAAATCTGCTGTAAGGTTTCCAGTGCCCTATCGTCATAAAGCCGGTATCCTTTCTCACTCTTTTCGGTGGGTTTCAGAAGACCGATCTCATCATAGTAGTGGAGCGTGCGCACGCTGATACCTGTGATATCTGATATTTCCTTTACTGTCCTCATCCTTCGTGACCTCCCTGTTCTTGATAAAGCTATCATACGCCATAACGTTCCGTGAGAGTCAAGAGGGAAATTTGGGTTG